TGAACCACAACACCAAGTAATTGTAATAATGTTGGTGATGGTTCTTTGTACGGTAATGGAAAGAATGCATCTCTCAGGCTACCACCTGGTGCATCAACATCTTTGAACTCACCTGGTTGTATCGGAGCTGCCTCGTCTCTGACTCTAACGCCTCTCTGTTTAAATCCTGCAGGTAAGTTTGCTAATGTTCCTGCATCTAGCAATTGACGGAGAGCCGTCGTTGCCGTACGGCTCAATCCGCCAATCATATGAATGAGTCCAAAGCCATAAAATCCTAGTCCTGGCAGAAATTTGAAGTGGACGA